ACACCAGCCGTCAAAGATAACTGACCAAACGCAGGGGCCGTTGATGCACCCGTGGATAATAAAGGATAGCCCGTAGTAGACGGAGAAATTTGGCCCACAGACGATGTGCTTGCGGCATACAATACCGCATACGCTGTTAATGACGTTAAACCAGTGCCGCCATTTGCAACGCCAACCGTACCAAGACCAATAGTATTACCCGCCTTAGTAATTGGTGAGGTAACAGTGATGTTACCAGAAGAAGATGTTTGCACCCACACAAGGGCAGTTGAGCCAACTGTAATCGTGCCAGTTGTATTCATAACCCATGAGGTTGAACCGTTTGATGTGCCGCTTGAAACAAATGCCGCCGCGCCCGTTTCAATGTAATTTGGGCCAGTTCCAACTGTGTTAAAGTCCGTAGAACGGGTCAAAACCCAGTTTGTGGAGCCAGAACCTTGGTTGGTGACAACGTAAATACCGTTTTGAAGACCGCTTGATTGGTCTTTAACCATAACGCGGGTGGCGTTGGTAACGTCTGTGGCGGTAAAAGTATAACCGTCAATTGTCAAAGCAGCCTGTGTACCAGCATTTGTAATTGTAGCGTTAACACCGCCTGTACCATTGCTATACGTTACCGTTCCAAGATTAGCGGTGGTGGCATAACTTACGGCAGTGTGGAATGTTGTATTGCTGACTGATGCAACTTGACCATCTACATATTGTTTGGTGGACAATTGCAAAGCAGATGTTGGGTCTTGCGTAACCGTAACTGTTGTCAAACCTGCCAACGTGGACGCTGAAGAACCCAATGAAATTGCTGTTGAACCAATCGTAATGGATGAGTTGGTTAGTCCAGCATTTGGAATTGTAGATACAGCCGTTACTGCACTTGTTCCATTACCGACAAGATAACCCGTCAGCGTAGTCGCACCTGTACCGCCGTTAGCAACGGGCAATGTGCCACTTACATGCGTAGTAAGACCAATTTTACCCCAAGCCGGAGCAACACCGACCCCTCCAGAAATAAGAGCATTGCCAGTAGCCACGTCATTAAGACGGGCCAAGGTGGTAGATGACGCAGCATAAAGAATGTCACCCGTCGTATACGATCCATAACCCGTTCCACCCTCTGTTTCAGCAAGAGGAGTAGTCAGACCAGTTAAGCTGGTAATGTCGCTGTTTGCACCGGAAGCCGCTGCGCCAAGATTGGATCGCGCACCAGATGCGGTGGTTGCACCAGTCCCGCCATAAGCAATTGCAATAGTTGACCCATTCCAAGTGCCGGATGCTATTGTATTAAAGTTTGCATTGCCTGTTGCTGTAAGAGCAGTAAAAGTTGCTGCGGCAGGAGTTGTCCCGCCAATTGTTGTGGCATTAATTGTGCCGCCTGTAATCGCTACAGCGTTAGCATTTTGCGTTGCCATTGTTCCCAAACCAGACACTTGGCTTGGAGAAATAGAAATGCTGGTGCTGGTTGCGGAAGTAATTTGACCTTGTGTATTAACGGCAATTACCGGAACGGTAGAAGCGGAGCCATAAGTAGATGCTGACACGCCCGTTGTAGCAATTGAAATAGTGCCAGAAGACGTAATTGTGCCGCCGGAAAGACCCGTACCAGCCGTAATAGATGTAACGGAGCCAGTTCCATAGCCCTGCGCTTTAACATAAGCGGTGGTTGCTAATGTTGTACTGGAATCACTTGTTGCTGGCGTAGGAGCGGTAGGAACACCCGTAAAAGCTGGAGAAGCCAAAGGAGCCGCCCCAAGCATGGTCATTGTTTGGGCAACCGTTAAATCCGTTGGATTGGCGGCAGACCCCGTATTGTTGCCTTTGATGGTATTGGATGCCATCGTTGATAAATACGAATTGGTAATGCTGCTGGTCGTTAAACCAATCGTACCTGTAGACGTAATAGTTCCGCCAGATAACGGAGACTGGGCGGTAATAGAAGTAATACCCGTAATTGGGTATGTTTGCTGCGTATATCGTGCAATTTGGTCTACGGTCAGATAAACAGTAGTACCCGCTTGCACCGCAGGAACTTGGCTGCTGGCCTGAGCCGCCGTTACAGATGGTAAATTGGAAATGGAAACATTTGACATTTACGCACCTGTCTGAACGATTTGTGTGTACTGCGGCGGTATACCAACGGACGCAGTCACTATACGTGTATTTGCCCCCAAAAGTCCACCAGAAGGTATAGCAGAATTGGCTTGATATGTAAAAACGGTTTGCGATCCACTTACTGTAACACTGTACATTCCCATCGCATTATTATTTGTTGTTCCCGTAACTGATACTTGGCTACCAGTTACAAGGTTATGTGCGGAAGAAGTAGTTACTTGGATAGTAGTTGTCCCAAATGCCGTAATAGATGTTACGGGCAAAAGAACATCAAAAACCGTTTGGTTAATGAGCGGCATTAACGCATTTGGATCAAGGTTCGCTGGCTTACCAATTAACTGAACCGTAAGATTCTGACCGCTTTCCGTAATCAAATCCACATTATTCGGGACAGGAATGCCAGTGGCGGTGTTAATGGTAAAGCCGGGTTCCGCCAGATTACTGGTATTGTATATGTCATACGAATCCGGGCGGGCGTTCAACACAGGAACCGGGTCTTGTGTAGTCAAAATAGGCTTTAACTGAGCCTGTGGCTTGTCATAACATTTTTCGCACACCAAAAACCGTAGATTCTGTAATTGCGGGCCACGGTAATCAAATTGGAATTTCAACGCTTTATGGTTGTAAATAAAGCCGCAACGATCACACCGCCCCCATGCTGATGGTGCGCTTGGATTAACAAAAGCATGGCCGTGGGGACGGTACGCCATGACTACGACACCCTAAAGTAGCCAGAAAGTCCGGGCATAATATACAAAGGAACGTTTTCCGTATCCTGTGTAGCAGCTATCGTATACGCTTGCTGGGCCTTAGCTTCTAACATTTGCATACGTTCTGGAGCATAAATAGCCGCCAAACGTGCTGCCAACCCTGCCGCCAAGGCGTCCATCCAGCGGTAGGGGATGTCAACCGTCTGTGCATCCGTTAATTCAGCATCCTGAATCTGCGTCACGGCATAGTAGTTTAACGTATACGTATTGCTTTGGTCAGGAACGGGCCACAACGTAACCGTTGGGTTAATTAAACGGTCAAACCAGAACACCGTAGGCGGCGCTTGTTGCAACTTATTAGGCGTTTGGCTGTATTCTGTGCGCGAAATAGGCATAATAACACGGTCAAACTGCGATGAAGTACCAGTATTTTGCTGAATAACGGCATCAAGTATCATCACAACCTTTTGCGGGACCGTATATGTTGTCTGGCCCTGCACCAATGGCACGGAAATAAGCACAACTTCCCATAGATTGACTCCTTGGTTAGCCCAAGAAGCAAGCATGAGATTGGTTTCAAACCGCGCATCCGTCATATGCTCTTGCATAATGGCGGTCCTGCGAACACCACAACGCGCAAACGCATTTAAGGTAATTTCGCCAAGCGACGGATTAAAATTGTACGTGCCGCTGGTCGTCATTTAGACCTCTTATAATGCGCCGTCGTTTTGGATTAGATAACCGCCAGCAAAAAGAGATGCCGTAAATGGCGAACCAGTATTTGCTTTAATTTGGAACTGAATATCTGTGCCGCCACCGTGAAACAATGGAGCCGTGTACGGAATTTCAAAAATCTGAACAAACGGTGACTGACCAGTTAATGTTACTGACCCAGTGGATACATATGGGTTGTAGCCATTAAGGCCCGTGGCAGCGCCGCCAACAGGAATTTGGTTAAGGTTTAACTTATTATATTCAGCGTAAAGCATATAATTACTGGACGTAAATCCAATGCTTGCGTTCGCCTGAATATAGTTCAGATAAAACGAATAACCCGAAGGAACAGTGTAAATAGAAGCCTGAGATTGACCAACACCAGCGTTGATCTGACCATAAAGAACAGTTGCAATCTTGGCCGTGATGGTTCCTACGTTTGTCCCATTCGTGCAAAACAAACTATTGATACGGAAATAACTATTCACCGAAGTGACGTTGGATGTTCCATTCAGTGCAATCGTTTCCGAAAGCAAATTAAAGTTTGCATCAAGACCCTGAATTTGAACGCTTAAAGCCGACGTGTCCGAAGCAGAAGAACTGACCAAAACAACCTGACCAGCCGCAGATGGGTACGAATACGTGCCGCCAGAAACCGTTAAACCTTCCCACAATGGGCCAAGAGCCGTTGAACCAACCAACGTGCTATAACCGAAAATTTGAACAGGCTGATGGCCCGTAATTTGCCCACGACCTACCTGAAGATCAAATGGTTCAAATCTACCAACACGGGTAATAGATTGGTTGACTACACCTGATGATTGACTTGCCATAATTATTTACCCTTCTTCCGTGCTACTGCCGCGTTGTCCACCAAATTTGGGTAGGGGCGGCCAGCCGCCCGTGCATGTGCTTTTGCAAGAGATTTCTGTTTGGTTGTTAAATGTTTGTGGTGTGCATCTTTTTCAACAGGATGCTCCCAAAAAGGTTTTGTAGCCATTAGCAGCCCCATTTCCGTAATGCTTTATTGACCCGGCTTTCTGGATCATGTGCATTCTTGTGATTCGTCATCTTAGACCGCATACCTTCCATCCGCGCACAAAACGATTTGTGGCGGGAGTTATGCGTATCTTTTGTTGGAGCCTTTAAGGTTCCACCCGTTTCAGAATGATATGAAGCCCGCCCTTTGGCATTTAAGCCACCGGATGGGGATTTGCCTTCTGATCTTGTCCATGCAGCAGTCATATAGTCCTCCGAAGAAAGAAGGGGGCCGCAGCCCCCCACTTAATCGTGCATTTTCTTCAACGTCTGAGCAAGTCTGGCGCGTTTAGCAAGAGTAGGGTTCGTGCTATGCGCCGCCTTAGCTAACTTCTTGGCGGGGATTTTTTCCCCCTCCGGAACGTGAAGTTGTCGGTGAAGCGCACCGGGATGCTTAATTGCACCCTGAATCCACTTCGCTCCGCCGCCATCAGCATGATGCTGACGGCTTACGACTCCCCCGGCTCCACCATGCGGCCAGCAGGGGTCTTAACCTTGTTGGCAGCGGAAAGTGGGCGCATCTCAGAGCCGCCATGAACTGCACCACCCGATTTACGGGCAGGGCGGTCAAGACGGTGATGAGCATGGTGACCATGCATTTCAAGGTGCTTATGCGCCTTGTGAGTGCGGCCACCGCGTTTACGCGAAGCATGCTTTTCCTTGGCTTCGTGTACCGTTGGCGAATTGCCGCCAGAGTAAACGTCCGAAGGCGTTGGGTCCATATCAACTTCACCATGCATTGGCGATTCAACAGGGCCACCCTTTTTGTGGTGGGCGCGTTTCATTGCATGCATGGAGTGCTTTTTAACCATATGATGAACGTGACCGCCGTGGGCGTGGTGTTCACCATGCATTTCGTGATGTTTAGCCATAATTTACCTCTTATGCTTGTGTGACACCAAACAGGCCCGTAACCGAACTCATGTTTGCTGGTAGGATGAACTGACGGATAGCAAGACGTTTGGAAGCATCTGACGCCGACTGTAGTGCATACGTTCCACGAACGTCACCCGTGGTTGTCGTGGCAGGAGATGTAGTAACTGCCGCAACATAACCCGTATTCGCCGTAACCGCAGCAGCATTGTAGTTAATTGCTACGTCGCTGAAGAAATCCGAACGAAGTGGGAAGCCATAGATGTCAGTCGTGCCAACTGAGTAATTGTGCGCGTCAGTGAACGCCGGAACTACCGACGAAATATACTTAAACGCTTTCTTACCGTTGACGGTTGTTGCACTTGCTGGTGCGGCAATAACTTCGCTCATTGGTACGCCATAGATATCGTAACCATTGATCGTAATATTGCCACCCGTTGCGGATGCCGAACCCGTAACGCTAACTGCACGGGCAACAAGTGCCTGTGGGTTCCACAAGTAAACGGAATTTGACTGACCAAAAGGCTGCGCTAAAGCAGACGTTCCGGTAGCCTGTGCCGTAATAGTCGTAGAAGACGCCGTATCATCACCTTGAACTGTGTAAGTGCCAACGCCGCCGGGTGCGCCCGTCAGTTGGTTTACAATGGTTGTACCAGTGTTAACGCCTGTACCAGAAATGGTCATTCCAATGGAAATCGTACCAGTTAAGGACGAAACCGTCAGAACGCTGCTGGCAATTACACCCGTGAAGGATGCAAAACCATCAACCATCAACAAACCCGTAACCGTTGCGCCAGTGTTATAGTTCGTGCAGCTATTGCTGACCGAAACACCAGTGCTGGTGGAGTTTGTCGAAACAAGCGTCATCGCCGTTCCAGATGTCACGTTTGCAGCCGCCGCGATAGCAGCGTTGCCTAATGCATATGGAGCATAGCTAATCGTCTGAACATCCGACGTACCAAAACCTGCTGTAAATTGACCAGCAGCTTGGCCGGGGATGTAGTTAAAGTTTGGACGCGGATCAATGCGCCCGACGCCGCCCCAAAAAAGGGACGGGCCTAAGTCAGGGTTGTAGTCGGTAATTGATGGGTTAGAACCAACCGTGTTCTGACCAAATGCAATTACTGGACCGGAGAATGCTGTAATAGACATGGTGCCTTCTCCTTACGATGTTGGGAACGAACCGTAGATAGAACGCCAGTTGTAATAGCCCAGAGAATAACGCTCATAGCCCTTAACAAGAAGGTTGTCTGTCGTGAAGTCGACTTGCATGTCCATTTCGAATGGAATGCGCTCCATATACACCAGACCCTTAATGTTTGTTAAGAGGAACCAAGCATAGTTGGAGGTCAAGAAGTCCATGACCATGTAACCTTCTGGCAGACCGCCACCCGTAAAGAGGATCGCGTTGGTGTCGTTATCTGCCGTACCCGGACGAAGCTGCGTCTTCGTAAGACGAATAGCAACTGGTTCAAGTGAAGGAGGAACGATCAACTTACGACCACGGGCAAAGATCTTGATGCCAGCGATATCACGGAAGTTCTGGCGGATAGAAACCATTGCGTTAAGCAGGGTTGCTTCGTTCAGATCGACCTGTACAGTTGGGGTATTAGCAATTGTCAGACCGCCATCGATAGGATGCGACGTGGAGCAAAGTGCCACACCGTCAGCGCCGATGGATGCATTGTACGTCGTTGCCGTGTTAAGCACATTGGCGGCGTAAATTTCTTTGGTCTGATGGAACGATTCAGTAAGGCCAAGATTGGTTGGCTTGAACTGAGCCTTGTAGAGGTTGTCGTCGATAGCCTTACGGGTGATTGCGTAGCCAAGTGCAATTTCGTTATGCTCTTGGTTGTACACGTAACGCTCACCAGCAGCGTTATCGAACTGAGTGTTACCACCTTCTTGCTTCAACTGAGCAAGACCAAGGTAACGCATTTCAGCGGTGCGTTCCAAAGCCATGTTTGACTTGGTGATTTCAAACACCTTGTCGTATTGGGATGGAATCTGCGAATACTTGCCTTCAACTCCACGGAGGCCGGGGAGGAGAAGGTCACGAATCTGACTGAGATTAATAGCCATTTGAACTTACTCCTATTACGACCCAGCCGTCAGACGGAAGGACTGGTTGTTGAAAGCAACGATGATACGGTTATACGCAGTCGTCGTATCCGTGCCGTTTGCGCCCGGAGGTGCAGTGACAAGCGAAAGAATACGGAAAGCATACGTCGTAGACGTGCTGATGTTGGCTTGGTTAGCATATGCAGTCGACTGACCAGTAAGAAGCTGGTAAGCGGCTGGCGATGCAGGTGAATTACCAGCGTAGTCAATGTTTGAGTTGACCTGAGCCTGAGTAACCGCTGCGGAACCAGAAGACTGAACGTTAAACGTGGCCTGTGGGTCGACAATTACATAAGCATTGATAACCGTTCCCGATGGGACAGTCGTACTGGCGGGCCAATAAGGCGACCAAACAACGCGGTTAACCGACGAATTGTAATATTCGCAACCAATAAATACGCCAAGAACGGCAGTTGTGCCAGCAGCGCCAGCAATTACATAGCCGCCCGAAAGCTGTACGGGGTCGCCAGAGAAGATGTTTGAAGAATAAGCAGACTGAATCTGATACGTCGACTGTCCAAGGGAACCAGTACGTCCGTCCAAAAATCCTGCAAGTACGAAACCATTGGGCGCAGAAGTGTTCGCCATAGGTCGCTCCTTTTCGGTAGGATAAAATCAGACGGCGCGTCTGCATGTATCCAACGAGGGGAAGCCCACTACGGCGCGTAATGGAGTTATAACTTTTCCTATAACACCGTATTAAATACTATGCAATAGGGGAAAAGGGGGCCAAAGCCCCCTTTTTATTAAGTACGTGGAATTTGCATTGGTTCGTAGGACTTTTTAATCCCCGTTTGCTTACGGTCACGTTCAAAAGTACCAGCAGGGGCGATGCCCAGTGCCTTTTCCTTTTGGTTAACCAGTTCACGAGCAGTAGCAAGTTCACGTCCCTGAGAAATCATGGTAATTTCTTTAGGGCGCTCCATAAGAATCATGCCTTTTTTGCGGATTGCACCGTTGTGACCAATAGGCATCATGTCCGGATGACGGCGGGTGTCTACTGGTTCCCAACCGCCAGAACGCATTTCAAGCATATTCTGCTCATCCGTCATGCCAGCAATGGATTCCCGCTTCCAATTGTAATCCCAACCTTCCGGAATCTTCCGTGGATCAATGTAAAACTCATCATACATTGATGGGTCCATTGAATCGTCGTTCATTCTGGCCCGCAACTCTTCAGCACGAAGCGCAGCTTCACGTAAACCACGGGTAACTGGGGCTACACCCAACTCTGGGGCATCATTTTGGCGTAATTCGGTCATGTTTTCTTCCATTTGTTCTGTAATTGGGGTTCTGGCTGGCCGTCCGGGGCCGCGTTTAACTGATTCTGACATGGATTACCTCACAACATGTTCTTTTGTTGATAATACAGTTTGCCTTCAAGGTATTCCTCGTCAGACATGTCCATATCACGGGCCGATTGGCGTTCTGCTGGCGTCAAAGTCATGGTAACTTGCTGTCCTTGACGGAAAGTTTGTGCAGAATTGGACCGCGAAACAGGTGCAGCCGCCATAGCTTGGCGTTGACGTGGTTGTGCAACAGGCGCTTGAACCTGTTCATTCCCATAAACCTT